ACATCAGAGGCAGGTTGCCGTTCGGCTTCTCGCTGCCTTTCTTCACGTAAAATAATACCTTGAATGTACTACGCATAACTCACTCCTTCTTTTTGGTGACAAAATTAGTTATTAGTGAGTTACCGACAGCTATGTAAATCTACGCAAAACACAGAAACAGAACCTTTTAGCAAGAAATCTGCACCCGTTACGGGAGTAACGGGGTGGTAACTGAACTCTTGCGCAGTTTGGCTTCGAGGTGGTATTTCGTTGGCTCTGTGCAATAGAAAAACAAAGCGTAACGAACGCTCTATCAGCTAATTCGCTACGCTTCGCTCAAATTTGTCTTTTCGCTATGTGTTTATTTTAAGAAGCGTGCAGCTCTTGATTATGAGATAGATAAAACATTGGCTGAAATACAGAAGCTACTGGGTATTGAAATCAAACTTGATTAATCCTTATGAATGGTAAGCAATTAAAGAATAGTATACTTCAGTGGGCTATACAGGGAAAACTTGTACCTCAAGACCCTAATGATGAACCTGCATCGGTTTTGTTAGAGAAGATTCGGACAGAGAAAGCTCGCCTTGTTAAGGAGGGAAAAATTAAGAAGGATAAGAACGAGTCGTTTATTTTTAGAGGTGATGACAATTCCTATTATGAGAAGTTTCTCGCTACGGGGGAAGTGAAATGTATTGATGAGGAGATTCCGTTTGAGATACCGCAGGGCTGGGAATGGGAACGAGTAGGCAATGTTTTTTTCGTTACAAAGTTAGCTGGATTTGAATACACTAAGTTTTTTACCAAAGAAGCACTATCAGCATCTAATCCAATTCCAATAGTACGTGCTCAAAATGTTCGTATGGGATTTTTTGAAGAAAACAAAAATGAAGCTATTTCTGAAATGTTGTCAAATCAGTTAGAAAGAAGTGCTTTGAACAAAAAATGTTTGTTAATGACATTTATTGGTGCAGGTATAGGTGACACTTGCATTTTTCCTGCTGAAAGAAAAAACCACTTAGCTCCTAATGTTGCAAAAATAGAACCACTTGATGATAGCATTTCTTTAGATTATGCAGTTTTTGCGCTAATGAGTCCTTGTGGACAAAGAGGAGTAAATGCAATCAAGAAATCCACAGCTCAACCGAGCCTATCAATGGAGACTATTAGAAAATTGTTGATACCTATTCCACCTTTAAAGGAACAAAAATGTATTTCGTTAAAGTTGTCCGAAGCCTTACCATTGGTAGAAAAGTATTCAAAAGTACAAGAAGAACAAAATCAATTAAATGTCGAAATCCAATACTTATTAAAAAAATCCATATTGCAGGAGGCTATTCAAGGCAAGTTGGTTCCACAGATTGCAGAGGAAGGTACAGCCCAAGAATTGCTTGAACAGATAAAGTTTGAGAAGCAAAAACTTGTAAAAGAGGGAAAGATAAAGATGTTTGCTCTCAATGATTCCATCATCTTCCGTGGTGACGATAACAAGTATTATGAGCAGGTAGGTAAAGAAATCAAAGAAATAACAGAAGAGATACTCTTTGATTTACCAGACAAATGGCAATGGTGTAGAATTGGAACCATATTCATGCACAACAATGGGAAACAACTCAATAAAGGAAATACCAAAGGTAAATTAATGAAATACGTAACAACATCGAATCTCTATTGGGATGGATTTGTTCTTGATAACCTAAAGGAGATGCCATTTAAAGAAAATGAAATAGAACGCTGTATGGCTGTCAAAGGGGATTTATTGGTTTGCGAAGGTGGAGATATTGGACGATCTTGCATTTGGAATTACGACTTCCCGATAATGCTACAAAACCACATACACAAGTTGCGTCCGTATATTCCGGTATGTACAAAATTCTTCTATTATATTTTCAATCTGTACAATTTGACAGGATTGATAGGAGGCAAAGGCATAGGTATTCAAGGCTTTTCATCCAAGGCTCTACATAATACTCTTGTGCCTTTGCCTCCACTAAAAGAGCAACATCGCATTGTTGCCCAAATAGAAAAACTATTTGAGCAACTGCGATAATTCATTTATTCGTTCTGCTATACGTTGCTGTTCAGCTAAAGGTGGAATACCAATGAACAAGTTGTAGAACAACTCTTTATTGAGGTGCGGTATAGCCGCACCTCTTTTTGAATTTCTCAATTCCTCTTTATAGAACAAGATGAAAGCCAAGATATAAGGTTTCCACATGGCTGAAGAAAGCCATAACTGTTTGAATGTACTCCCCATATACCCATCTTGCGGAACAATGAAAACTTCTCCTGAATTTTCACCATCTACAAGAATGATATTGTCTCCGGCATAGACAAATTTTCCTTTCTCAATAATAGTCGCAGATGATTTTCCACGCAAGTATTTTGCATCCAAACAAATGCCCTTTCCGCTTTTCTTTTTTCCGTCTATTAGTTGGCATATGTCTTTTAATCGTGCCACATACCAACTATTGGGATACTCAAAAGGAAACTCAATTTCAATTGTTTGCCCATTTATCCTCTCATAATACTTGTTATCGTCACCTTTATAGATAACAGAATCAGACAGAGCTGACTTTTTAAATTTGCCATCTTTGACAAGTTTTTCTTTCTCAGTTTTAATTTGTTCAAGTAGCTCTCGGGCTGTGCCTTCGTTTACAATCTGAGGTACGAGTTTGCCTTGAATAGCTTCTTGCAAGACTGATTTCTTTAGCTTGTCAAAGATTTCAGCATTAAGCCTATCTAATACCTCTTGCGACTTCTCATATTTGTCGGCTATAGGCATTATCTCCTCGATTTTAGACACTATTCGTTTTTGTTCTACCAAAGGGGGTATCGCTAATAATGTATTTGAAATAGCTGTTAGTACCCAGTTCTTATTACCTACTCCGCGAGTATCTCTTTTGACTTGTTCTTGGATGAGTGGGGAGTTTATTAGGTGAATTAAAAATTTACGATCTATGTAGTTCGGAAAAAATTTGATTAAAGCCAAACTAACAAATATACTAAACTCTTTGTCAGTGTCAATTATCAACGGTATACCTGTCGTTCCAACCTTTGAGATTAACAAGTCGCCATATTCAGGGCAACATCTAGCAGAAAGAATTTTGTATTCTTCTTCGGATATGCACTTTGTATTGCTAAATGATAATTTTCCTGAACTCATATCTTTTACAGAAATGAAAGGTACACCACTTTCAGTATATTTAGGTGTCTTGTGTGTACCGTCTGTTAATAATCGATATATGGCAGAAAAACGACACCATTCCCACCCCTTTGGAATCTCAAACGGAATCTCCTCGTCAATGCACTTCACCTCCCCGGTTGCAAGAAACTTCTCATAATAGGAACTATTGCTATTTTATTATGCTTATCTTATGAGTGATAGTTTAATTGTATTATTAATTAAAAACAATCATGGTAGAAAAATTTGAAACCTTTCTTCGTCAGGGTAATATGGCGGATAATACGATTTCTGCATATCAATATGCAGTAAATGATTTTTATTCTCGTCATAAAGATTTGAATAAAAGAAACTTGTTACTTTACAAAGCGTATTTAATTGAAACCTTTAAGCCTAAAACTGTAAATTTACGAATTCAAGCTTTAAATAAATATCTTGATTTCGTTAATAAAACGCGGCTTCGGCTAAAGTCGGTGAAAGTACAACAACGTTCTTATTTGGAAAATGTGATTAGTAATGCTGATTATATATTTCTGAAAAACAAATTAAAAAAAGAAGAAAATCAGGAATGGTATTTTGTTGTACGTTTTTTGGCTGCTACTGGTGCTCGTGTTAGTGAATTAATACAAATAAAAATAGAGCATGTGAATATTGGTTACTTTGATATTTATACTAAAGGTGGGAAAATTCGCCGTTTGTTTATTCCAAAGAAGCTTAGAGATGAAACAAAGGTTTGGCTAATTGCTATTAATCGTGAAAGTGGTTATCTCTTTCTTAATCGTTTTGGTGAACGAATTACAACAAGAGGGATTTCTCAACAACTAAAGAACTATGCCGAGAAGTATGAACTTAATACTAAAGTTGTTTATCCTCATTCATTTCGACATCGTTTTGCAAAGAATTTTCTAGAAAAATTCAATGATATTTCTTTGTTGGCTGATTTGATGGGGCATGAAAGTATTGAAACTACTCGTATATATTTAAGAAGGACTGCTTTAGAACAGCAGGAAATTGTGGATAAAGTTATTACTTGGTAATAGTTGTGGTTTAGTTAATATTAGCAGTTTACAAATCATTAGTTGCATCTATTGATTTGTAAACTCTATAAATATTTAAGGGAGATATGGTGTTAGTGTGATTTTAATATCTCAATAAGTTTATCTCCAATAATTTTCTTCTCATTACTACCGATAGTGGACAATCTCACCAACGGAATTCCGTACAACTCTAAAATACAATCCTTTTTAATATCACGTTCTGACTGACTTGTCCCCGATTTGTGGAATGTATAACCATCTGTTTCAATAGCCAATACCGGTTGTTTACTCACACGATTATAAATTAGAAAATCAATATGAGTATTTATATTTGCAGCATATTTGCTTTCCTCTTCATTCAATAGAGAATAATCCTGAATCAACATATAGAGTGGTAAATGGCAAATGATATTCAAATGACGCATATTGATATTTTCTTTCAGGATATCTTCGAGTAAGGCGAATGTAAGATTCTCGGAATCGTATTCGGATATTTTCTTGTGTTTCTTCAAATAGGCAATTCGGGCATCTGTATATTGCTCATATAGATAATCGAATATAGAATGAATCTTACTGGTGGAAACAGTGCCATTGTTATATTTGATATAAGCGATCAAATCGCTGATATTGCAGTCTTTGGGTTGTTCGTTTCCCGATACGACTAAATAGAATTGTGACTTAGCCCGTGAAACAGCAACATTGAGTAGGTTGGGATCGTCGGAAAAGGAAGTGATGACATCGTCGACAGTGGTCATAATGATAGCATCCTTTTCTCTTCCCTGAAACTTATGGACTGTTGCGACATCAATATCCTCTTCAAGTGCGGATTTTACTGCATCTACTTGTTTGTTATATGGAGCTATGACGCCAATTTCATCTGTTTCATAAGATAGATTCGGTAGTACTTCTTCTTTGATAACATCTATTTCCCGTTGATTCAGGTGATTGCGGGAGTGATTACCTTTGGCTGTCCGTATGGCACAAATGACATCCTCTTCTCCTTTATCACGTGTCATGATGACAAGGGCTCCACCATAAAATTTCTGATTACAGAAGTTGATAATTCGGGGATGGCATCGATAATGTTCCCGTAACAAGGTCTGTGGTATATTTGGAATAACTTTGCAGACGGATTGCAAAAAACTCATATTGGCACAATCATATTCCGGTTTAATTAGGCACGCATTAGCGATAAAGTTTAGCGTTTCCTTATTTTCTTCCGTGACCACATTGGGAAGTTGCATGGTGTCGCCGACAATGATTGCATTTTTAGCACATGACAAAGCTAAAGCTCCGGTTTCAACGGAAACCTGCGACGCTTCGTCCATAATGATATAATCATATATAGCATCTCGTTGCAGACTGCTTAATGATGAAAAGGTTGTACTTAAGATAATAGGGTATTCTTTTTGTACCTCTCGCCAATTATTTTTTAGATCAGGGAGCGTAAAGATGGGCTTGTCATGATTATTGCCATAGGTATGAAATAACTGATTCTTTAGATATTTCATTGATGTATTGGCCATTTGTCTAGCCATTCCTGCTGCATCTTTGTTGGCAAGCTCCTTTTCTAATGTGTCTATTTCAACTTCCAGTTCTGCATACTTTGTTTGGTAGAATAAGATTTGGAAGTCGGCGATAATCAAACTCATCTCCCGTTTATAGAAACCTTTATCGGGGATTTTACAAATCGCTTTGCTTCTGAATTTAAAGAATAACCATTTCAACCGTTGAATAAAAGCTGCTATTCCCCGAAGACTTGATGATTGCTCTTTTTCTGCAAATTGTTGACATTCATTCCATAAATTCAGAAGGTCTGCCGAGCTGGAACTCTTTCGTTGTTGGAGAGTAATTTCTTTTGTTCCGAATTCTTGCAGATAATGTTGCCACTCTATTTTTAAAGCTTGTATTTCCTGTCTTGCCATGGCAAGGCGTTCCTGTTTGGAAAATATGCTTTTTAGTTCTTCGGTCTGATGATGTATCTGATTGAGAAATTGAGGTTGGTCGGCATCCGCATCATGCCATGACTCAAAGTTCTCTGGATATTGTTTTTCCTCTTCTTGAGTCTCGATGAATTTCTCTTTGTTAGCTGTGCTGCCAAGCAATGCAACAATGAATCCCATATCGTATTTGGATAACTTCTCAAGTACATTGACAATGGCGGAGTTATTATTAGATACTACCTGAACAGTCTTACCACGCACAAGGATATTGGCAATGATGTTCAGAATCGTTTGTGTCTTTCCGGTTCCCGGAGGTCCTTGCACAACACTGATTTGATTCTCAAAAGCTGCCTGGACTGCTTTTTGCTGGCTTGCATTACAACCGAAAGGAAAAATCAAGGTTGAGGCAGTCCGGGTCTGCATTTTATATTCTTGAGGATTCAGATATACAGCAATAGCTCTGTTGTTTGCGATGAAATGAATCTTTTCATATTGTTTTGCCAATAGCCTCGTTCCGTCATCGGCTTTCAATTCGTTCGCATCGGCAACTTTCTTCAAATATTCAAATATACTTTTCGAACGACTCTCTCCCAAGCATGATTCGATAATTTCTAAGTCCTTTTCTCTGTAATCATACTCTTTACCATTCCGAAAACAAATGTGCCAATAGTTGTGTGATCCGGCTTTAAAAATAGATAAGGCTTTAATGTTCGATAAAGCTCTTCCTTTACTGATTATTTGATAATTATTGGGGTCCGGTTTGTCCGGATCAGTCAGCCAAAGGACATTTTCTTCTTTGTAAGTATACGCACTGGGAACATTCCGGAATACTACCTTATAGTTGCCATTATGATTTTGGCAACTTTCTATTTCAGGAGTCTTGATTTGACCTTTTATAATAATCAGATTTTCGGAAGTATCTATCATAGGCTTGTGTGTAAATATAATAAGTCATGCTGCTGTTTTTATTTATTATTTTGGATATAAAAGTAAGAATATTTTCCAGAATATCAAAACTGAAGTAGAAAAAACAGTGAATGACTTTATTCAGCTTTGTATTGTTATAAATATAGAGTGAGATTCGGTTTGGGAGTATTGAACGTGATAAAAGAGATTTGTTTTGCCAATGAAATCATTATCTTTGCAAGGTATACATTAATGAACAAGGAGGATATTATGCTTGCATACACATATATTGAACACGGAAAGTTTGAATTGCAGGAGAAAGCGAGACCGGAAATAAAGGATTCACGGGATGCAATCGTACGTGTAACACTTGGTAGCATCTGCACCAGTGATCTTCATATTAAACATGGCAGTGTGCCGCGTGCTGTGCCCGGAATAACAGTCGGGCATGAGATGGTAGGTGTGGTAGAACAAGTGGGGGCTGATGTCACTTCGGTGAAGCCTGGTGACAGGGTGACTGTGAATGTCGAAACTTTCTGCGGTGAGTGTTTTTTCTGTAAGCATGGATATGTGAATAACTGTACTGATCCTAATGGCGGTTGGGCTTTAGGTTGCCGAATTGATGGCGGTCAGGCGGAATATGTCAGAGTTCTTTATGCGGATCAAGGTTTGAACCGTATTCCGGATACTGTGAGTGATGAACAAGCTTTGTTTGTCGGTGATGTGCTTGCAACAGGTTTTTGGGCAGCACGCATCTCGGAAATAACCGCGGAAGATACTGTTCTTATCATCGGTGCCGGACCTACCGGAGTTTGTACTTTGCTATGTGCAATGTTGAAGCACCCTAAGCGTATCATTGTCTGCGAAAAGTCTCCTGAAAGAATTCGCTTTGTTCGCGAGCATTATCCTGATGTGTTAGTAACGGAGCCTGAAAACTGCAAGGATTTTGTGATTCAAAACAGTGATCATGGTGGTGCAGATGTTGTTTTGGAAGTAGCGGGGAGTGATGATTCTTTCCATTTGGCATGGGATTGTGCTCGTCCTAATGCTGTTGTCACCATAGTAGCCCTCTATGATAAACCACAACTTCTTCCTTTACCTGATATGTATGGTAAGAACCTAATTTTTAAAACAGGGGGAGTGGATGGTTGTGATTGTGCCGAGATTCTCAAACTGATTGAGGAAGGGAAAATTGATACTACTCCTCTTATTACGCATCGATTTTCATTGAATGAGATTGAGGAGGCTTACCGTGTCTTTGAAAACAAGTTGGATGGGGTTATTAAAGTAGCAATTTATAAATAATCTATTATGCCTATTATTGAAATATCATCTTTATCTCATCCTGGAGTTGAGATATTCAGTGCTCTCACTGAAGCTCAGTTGCGTTATCACATTGAACGTGATAAAGGGCTTTTTATAGTAGAAAGTCCGAAGGTTATCAAAAGGGCCTTAGAGGCTGGCTATGAGCCTTTGGCAATTTTGTGTGAACATAAACATATTATTGGTGATGCTTCTGATGTAATAGAACGATATAGTAATGATTTACCAGTCTATACTGGTAGCAGGGAATTGCTTTCTAAGCTTACTGGTTATGTTCTGACGCGCGGTGTCCTTTGTGCAATGCATCATCCTATTTTACGTAGGGTGGAAGAAATCTGTCATGAGGCCCGGCGTATTGTCGTGATTGACGGCGTTGTTGATGCCACTAATATTGGTGCTATTTTTCGTTCGGCGGCAGCATTAGGGATGGATGCTGTATTGCTGAGGCGCAATTCTTGTGATCCGTTGAATCGCCGTGCGGTCAGAGTATCTATGGGAGCTGTTTTCTGTATTCCGTGGACATGGATGGACGGTTCTCTCTCTGATCTTAGTAATTTGGGCTTTCGTACAGCTGCTATGGCACTTACAGATAATTCGGTTTCCATTGATGATCCTATCTTGATGGCTGAATCTAAATTAGCTATTGTGGTGGGTAGTGAAGGGGATGGGCTCGCACATGAAACGATTGCTGAGGCTGATTACGTAGTCCGTATTCCGATGTCGTATGGTGTTGATTCACTTAATGTGGCTGCTGCGGCTGCTGTAGCTTTTTGGCAACTTCGCGTTCCGTAAGTTCTTTTCATTTCCCTATCTCTCCATTTATTCGTTTTCTTACTATGGAATATGCCTTTTGGAACAAAGCGGAATGTTCCATCGTCTGCATCATTTCATGGAAACGGTGTATTGGTATAACAAAGGTAAGCTCATTTGTCGGTATCAACGGACGTGCGGACGGATCTAACATACCGATAAAGCAACTTCGACCATTCTTCCGGTTCTCTTGTATGGCAAAGGTCACAATGCTACAACATCCCGATGCGAACCGTGTACATACAGCATCATCTGCATCGTTATCATAAAAAGCCCATGTACACAAGCCCGAAAGTATATCAGGTGTGGCGAAAAACAAAATACCTTCCATTTCATCGAGAGAGGATAGTTTATCCATACGGACAAAATTCAAATAAGGCTTATCCGTCAGGTGGATGTCTAAGCGATGTATGTATTTCTTGATTTGTTCGGGAGTCTGCTTGTAGTGTTCCGTTTCTGACACAAATTTGGGCAGCCTTTCTTGCATAGGGGCAAAGGCAGTGTACAGGCTTCCTCCACCGCACAGTACATTGTCGGCACTTAGAGTTAGTGAATCACCTTCACATACTTTGCGAATGCTACCTATCATGCAACGCGGTATTTTATTTATCTCTGTAACAGGTATATGGCTATATCCGAAAGTGACAGGAAGTGGAACTGCATTACCGAACGCCTCCTTATATGTTTGCAAGAATTTCTGTATCATGGTGTATCACATTAACTTTCTTCAAAGTTATAAGTTTAATTTCAATTTTCATCATGTATTGTAATAAAATACAGATTGAGATAAGAATTCCAACTTGTTTTTATCGAAGAATCTGCTGAGCCTAAATTTCTACTGAGCCTGATTTCGGGTCAATGTAAAAACCTGAGGGGTAAATTTATAAATTGTTATCTTTGTTTCCAAATTCATAGCTTATGGAATTAAACGGTTATCGCCTTCTTCTTCCTGAAGGCACTTTAGACTACTTTGATCTTGTTG